GCATCTTGGCCGCTCTTAGTTTAGATTTTTTTGACCCGGTAGAGGTTACGACTAATCAACCCGGTGGCTCGACCCTGCAACAGACTTTACAAGTCTTTGGCGTAGTACACCGCGTTACGCCTAACTCATGGAAAACGACATTTACAACACTAGAGCCTATTATCGACGGCTTTATATTAGACTCATCACTATATGGAGTGCTCGATACCTCCGTACTGGCTTACTAAGGAGAAAAACATGGCTACTAGCTTTCCATTTGTAACCGGTGAGGTTTTGACGGCCGGGGACATGAACTCTCTCACCGCTTTTGACGTTGCCGCAGACAAAACAAACGATTACACGGCGGTATTGGCCGATCAATACCAAACACTTATACCTATGAATAAAGGCACGGCGGTAGCGTTTAAGATCCCTACGGATGCGAGCGTAGACTTTGCCGTAGGTACGGTAATTACCGTGTTAAATAAAGGTGTCGGAGATTGCACCATCTCGGCGGTTACAAGCGGTACTACAACTATTTTGAGTGCAGGAGCTACGGCCGCCGCTCCCATATTAGCTCGTTATAAAACCGCAGCTTGTATAAAAACGGCCGCTAACGCTTGGTACATCGTGGGAGCTATTGCATAATGTTAAATACCATAGCTGGATTATTAGCAGGTGGAGCAAAACCTAAACCATCGTCGGTCGATTATTTAGTCGTAGCCGGTGGAGCATCTGGCGGATTTTTTGCCGGCGGCGGCGGAGGTGCTGGAGGTTTACGTACCGCTACAGGTTTTGCAGTTAGCTCAGGATCGCCAATAACCGTAACGGTAGGCGGCGGAGGTGCTGGTAGCGGTGGGCAAGGTAATAATGGTAATGACTCCGTATTTAGCTCTATAACCTCAACCGGTGGAGGCGGCGGATCGGGTAACGGAGGTACAGGTAGTACAGGCGGCTCCGGTGGAGGAGGCGGCGGTTTAGGTAACGGCGCAGGTGGTGCAGGTACAAGCGGACAAGGTAGCGCAGGCGGTGCAACAGTAAGCGGCTCCGGCGGCGGAGGCGGAGGCGGCTCGTCTGCCACCGGATCGGCCGGTACCGCTCCGGGTGCGGTAGCTACAGGCGGCGACGGTGGAGCAGGTACATCTAGTAATTATTCAGGATCATCTTTATTTTACGCCGGTGGAGGCGGCGGATCTGCACAAGATCCTCCTGCGGTTTCGGGTAACGGCGGATCAGGGGTCGGCGGTAATGGTGGAAAAGGTAATAACATAGTTTTACCTACTGCCGGGGCAACTAATACAGGCGGAGGCGGCGGCGGCTCATGGTTTGGCGTAAACTCAGGCGCAGGAGGCTCAGGTATTGTAATTATTCGCTATCCGGATAGTTTTGCTTTAGCCGATGCAACTACGGGCTCACCGACGATTACTACTTCAGGTGGATACAACATCTATAAATTTACAGGATCCGGGAGTATTACTTTCTAATGGCACACGTAGCAGAATTAGACGCGAATAATAAAGTCTTACGCGTAATTGTTGTACACAATGATTACGAGCCGAACGTAGAGGCGTGGGCTACCGAGTGGGCAGGCGGCGGAGTTTGGAAACAGACAAGCTACAACGGCACTATACGTAAAAATTATGCCGGTATCGGTTTTACCTATGATGAAGCGCGCGATGCTTTTATTTTGCCTAAATGTCACGACGAGGCTACTTTGATTGAGAGCACGTGTAGATGGGAGTGCTTAAATGCCGAGCACAATTTTACAAAGTTATAACGGATATCCGGCTTCGAAAGATCCGGACGAGATTAAAATAAAGTCCTACCCCGTAAAGGGTACGGATCGTAAGCTGCGATGTGCTGAGAGTGTGGGGCCACTACTCGCAGCCTTCGCGGCTGAATTTCACGAGCTAATCGAGCCGATCGATGAGGGTACGTTTGACGATTGGGGCTACGCGTACAGGATGGTGCGAGGCAACCCTACAAAGCTCTCATGCCACTCATCCGGCACGGCTATAGATCTAAACGCCACAAAGCATCCTCTAGGAAAGTACGACACTTTCCCGGCTGAGAAAATACCGATGATTAGAGCACTAGCTAAAAAGTACGGCCTCAAGTGGGGCGGAGACTTTAAGAGCAGGCCGGACGATATGCATTTTGAGGTAGAGGTGTCGGCTACTAAGGCTAAACAACTAATAGAAAAGTTAGGATTAAAAGATGCCAACTAGCAGACAAGTAACCGTAACTACATCAGCGACTATTTTGGTGCCCGAAAGCATAGGAGATCAAACAGCTTTAATACACGCTACTAATGATGATCTATACATAGGCGGAGCGGACTTAACTACCGCTAACGGTTATCTCTTAGATCATAAAGATAAAATTACGGTACCCGTCGGAGATCATCAAGCGTTATATGGTGTCGTAGCAAGCGGTACTACAACGGTATCGGTGTATTACCAAGTCAATTAAGGGGCATTACAGGAGAGCACAATGAATAAAAAGCAATTAGAGGCAGCGGCTAAATCATATGCACGAGCAGCGCTCGCATCCGTAGCAGCTTTGTATATGTCCGGTATTACTGATCCAAAAATATTAGCTAATGCCTTTATCGCCGGCCTCGTAGGTCCGCTACTTAAAGCGGTACAACCAAGCGAGAAGCAATACGGCCTAGGCTCTAAATGATCCGGGCCCTGATAGGGGCGATAGTGGGGACTATCCTCCTATCGGGGTGCGGTTACGATGGGTGGGTAAGATATGAGTGCCAAGAATACGAAAACTGGACAAAGCCTGAGTGCACTCCGCCTCAATGCGAAGCTACCGGGACCTGCACTAAGGACCTTATTACGACAGATGAGTAAAGAAAATAAGCGGCTAACGCCTGAGGATATCCACGCTCGCCTCATATTTTTAATTGGCGCGGTACTAGCTTTAACCTTTTTTGTAATTACCGCAGGTGCCGTATACGCCCTTGTCTTTGTTACGCAGCCGGTAGGAGCTCAAGCGCCTAACGATCGAGACTTTATACAACTCTTACAAACCTTGGCCATATTCTTAACCGGAGCCCTTGGCGGCGTATTAGCCGGTAATGGCCTAAAGTCTAAACCTAAAGAGCACCCTAAGGCCGACACGCCAAACACGAATACGCTTTGATATCTGACAAAAAGCCCTCATACTGATACTACAAACGCTGAGAGGGCTACTCGGTTAGTAGCTTAATCGGCCTTAACAAAGGGCTAAATAATGAATAGTTTAGATATATTGATCGGTTTGGCAGCCTGCGGTATGGGCTTTATGTTTATGGTGATCGGTTACTCAATCGGTTTTAAGCACGGGCACGGCGAGGGCTTTGTACGTGGCCGCGCTATCGCCAAGGCTCTTAAAGAGAGCGAGTTAATCTAATGGGGTTTTTGGATAACTACGAGGACGTAAACGCACGTATCAAGCGCTTTAGAGCTGAGTTTAAGAGCGGTAGATTAGTCGCATATATCGAGAGCTTTGATATCGAAAAAGGTACGATCCTTGTAAGAGCTGAGGCCTATCGTGAGTATGAGGATACGGTGCCAAGCGCCGTTGATTATGCTTTTGGCAACGTAGCAACCTATCCCCAAAATATGCGTAAGTGGATGGTAGAGGACACAATTACCTCAGCTTATGGGCGCTGCATAGGCCTATTAACTCCAAGCCTTGAGCACTCATCGAGGCCTACGGTGCAGGATATGGAAAAAGTAGAGACTTTACCGGCAACTGCTGATCCATGGAGTACAAAGGCATCGATCGAGGATATGGCAACTATGGCAAGTGCCGTATTAGAGATCGGTAAAGAATTAGGCGGTGAGTTAGTAGCTGCTGCTCCTCGATGTGCTCATGGCACGATGATATGGGCTGAGGGCACGGCTAAGGCAACCGGTAAACCGTGGGCAGCTTATAAGTGCACCGAGAAAAACCGAGCTAATCAATGTAACCCATATTGGCACGTACTCGGCTCGGATGGTAAATGGAAGCCGCAGGTATAAAGATGGGTGAGATCACATACATAAAAAACGGGATTGCTATGACGATCCACGATAACGGCGAGACAAGTGCTACTCCGGTAGATAAGTGCGATTATTGCGGCGAGTGGGTTAGTCAATCAGGCGGCTTAACTATTCGCGAT